TATAAAGGGTGTCAAACTCAGTCGGCTATAGATTTAGTTGCCGTGGATCCTAAAACTTTAGAGACAATACTTATAGATGTTAAAAAAGTTTCAAGAAGAAAGTCAGGAACTGAAATAGGAAGAATGGCAAGAGTAGATAATAAAAGAATTTTTATTTTAAAAGTAGATTTACATACAAAAAAGTGTAGAATAGTCCAAAAGAGATTACTATGGACTACGAAGAAATTAAAGCACGCATAAAAAAACATGAAGGTTTTGTGCCTAAAATGTATCTTGATTCTTTAGGAAAAGCCACTATTGGCTATGGTCATTTAATTACAGAAAAAGACAACTTTCAAGAAGGCGTAGAATATAGTAAAGAAGAATTAGAAGAAGTATTTAATCAAGATTTTAATAAAGCTGTAGATGGAGCTAATGAATTAACTTCTCATTTAAGTTTAGTTTTAGCTACAGTAAAAGGAGTTATAGTAGAAATGGTATTTCAATTAGGTAAAACTGGTGTAAGTAAATTTAAAAAGTTTTTTATAGCTTTAGAAAATCAAGATTATAATGAAGCTGCAAATCAAATGATTGATTCTAATTGGCATAAACAAACACCAAAACGTTGTGAAGAATTATCAAATGTAATAAGGAGTTGTGCGTAATGTTACAAATGTTAGGAGCAGTAGCACCATTAGCTAAAATATTATTTAGTACAATTGAAAAATCTGTACCTGATAAAGATTTACAAGCTAAATTAAAATCAGATTTACAGACACAATTATTACAGTCTAATACACAAGAACTACAGGCGGCTGCTAAAATTATAGAAGCTGAAGCAAAAGCAGGTTGGTTTGCATCATCATGGAGACCATTATTAATGTATGTACTTATATTTATACTAGTTTGGAATTATATATTTGGTCCAATAGTTAAATTCTTTTTTGGTGCTGCAATCACTATTGATCTTCCAGGTGATGTTTGGACTTTACTCCAAATAGGTTTAGGAGGTTATGTAGTAGGACGATCAGCTGAATCAGTTGCACGTACTATGGCAAATAAACCTAAGGAGTAATTATGAGTAGCGAATTTAAAGTTAGTGATCAAACAAGTGTAGCTTTACCAATTAAAAATATAGTAGCTATAGTATCAGCTATTGTTGTAGCGGTATGGACTTATTTTGGAATTGTTGAGCGATTAAATAGAATTGAAACTAATGAAAAATTAATGGCGCAAGACTTATTAAAAAAAGCTGAACAAACTCCTAAGAATCAAGAGATGTATATGTTAATTGAATATCAAGCTAAAGCATTAGAAAAACATTCTAAACAATTAGAAGAAAATGTGCACACTAAAGTTTTAATAGCTCAATTAGAAAAAAAAGTAGATAAACTAGAGAAAGAATTAGATACATTACGAGGTAAGTAATGGGTGAAATAATATTTGCTTTATTAATGTTTCTTAATGGAAAATTAGAAAACTATTCTCCTAAAGCTAATCTTGCTGATTGCTTAGAACAAAAAAGAAGAATAGAACGTAATGGTACAACAGATGCTGTACGAATGGAATGTAAACAAATTGAAGCGATTGTAGAAGTAGATAAGCACGGAGTTAAACGTATTAAAGAAATTAAGAATTAAGCAAATAGTTGTTTCCACTTATCACCAGTTATTTCGTCAGCTAATTTTTTCTTATTATTTAATACTTGAATAATCTTTTCATCTAAAGTATTAGGACACACGAAGTCTATATAAGTAACTTTATCTTTTTGACCTATTCGGTGTGCTCTATCTTCAGATTGTAGTCTTACTTCCATATCATATGTATTATTAAAATAAATTACAGTCTTAGCATTAGTTAATGTTATACCATAACCACCTGTTCTAGGTTGACCTACAAAAAATCTTATTTCTCCACTTTGAAAGTTCTTAACTATCTCTTGTCTTTCTTCAGATTCAGTATCACCAAAAAAAGTTGCAACTTTACTAGCTCCATATACTTTAGCTAAAGAATCACGGATCAATTTAATTGAGTTTCTAAAAGTAGCCCATATAATTATATTACCTTGAGTTTCTTCAATAACATCTAAAAGTTCTTGTATACGAGGATTTTCGCCTTCTATTACTGCTTCAGTTCCATCATCGTGTTTAATATAACCACATAATATTTGTTGTAATCTTAAAATTCGTGTGATGATAAGAGGTGCTGACACTATCTTTTCACGTTCAAGCTCTAATATAGCTCTTTTTTTTAAAGTTACATACATTCGTTTTTGTTCAGGTGTCATTTCTACATGTCTAATTAATTTTACTTTAGGAGGTAAATCTAAACATTCATCTTTAGTGACTCTAAAACTATATGGCTTTAAAATTTCTTGAAGTTCTTCTAATCGTTGATAACCTACGACTTCGTCAAAAGTATGAGTAGTTAATCTTCTTCTTCTAATTACACAAAACGTATTACGATATGCAAAAAAACTATTTTGTAATATATATGGATCTAAAAAATGCATTTGTGACCATAAGTCTAATGGACCTTGAGTCACTGGAGTTCCAGTTAATATTCTTCTATACTTAGCAAGCTTATATAATTTATGACAAGCTTTAGTTCTTCTTGCTTTTCTATTTTTTATATTAGAGCTTTCATCTATTACAAAAAAAGATTTTCCAGTATTTAATAATCTATGAACATAATTAGTTCCTTTTTCTGTAGATAAAGCTTCTATGTTAATTACAAAAAATCTTAATTTATCACTCTCTTTAAAAAATTCAACTAATTCATCTATATTAGATTTAGTTTCATTAGGTGACCATATTTGAAGTCGTGTGAATTCTCTTACATCATCTGGCATATGAGTTTCATACTCTGAAGCTATCCAGTTACGATAAACACCTTTTGGTGCTGCTATTACAACAGTATCAATTTTACCTTTACGAAATAGATAAGCGATATTATCTATTATAACTTTTGATTTACCAGTTCCTTGCTCCATAAAAAGAGCATAACTCTCTTTATCTTTACTAATCATAAAAGCATCAAACTGATGTTTGTATGGTTTAGTTTTAAACTTGTATTCTACAAAATCTTTTTCATCTACAAATTGAACTTGCATTTAAAACTTTCTGTTTTCTAATTTAGTTTTTTAAAATATAAACTTTTTAATTCTAAAGTAAATCAAAAATAGAAAGGAGAAGAAATGGCGAAAGTGTTTATAGTGCAAGAGAATCCTAATGTAAATGTTCTTGCAGCCGGTCGATACGGCGAGTTAATAGCTTTATTAAGACCGTATAAGCAAATAACTTTTTCGTCTGATCCTGTTGTACGTTTAATGAAACAGAAACTAAAAGACTTTAGTGATTCTGATTTTTTACTCGCAATGGGTGACCCTGTAGCTATTGCAATTGCTTCAATAGTTGCCTCTGATATAAATAATGGTAGACTTAAAATACTTAAATGGGATAGAGAGCATAGAGCTTACTATCCAGTTGAGATAGATGTTTATAATAACAGAAAGGAGAATGATGACTATGTCGGATAAATGGATATTTGACGCAGTAGAAAAGCATAAGAAAAAGAAAACATTACCAAAGGGTGGATTAGAAATAGTTACAGCAATTGGTAATAAGTTAATAGAAAAAAAGAAAGTTCTTGAAAAAGAGGAAGAAAGATTAAAAGTCTTAAAATCTGAAATTCGAGAAATAGAAGAAAAAGAATTACCCGATGCTATGGCAGCGTGTAATAATATGACTAGATTTGATCTTGCAGATGGAAGTCAAATCGCAGTTAAAGACGAACTATTTTGTTCTATACCAGATGATAAAAGAGCAGGTGCTCTTAAATGGTTAGAAGAAAATGGTCATGCGGAACTAATTAAACATGATGTTAAAGTTAGTTTTGCAAAAGGAGAGTACGATGAAGCTGATAAACTTATAGGACTTCTTAATAAAAATTTTAAGAATATCCCATATGAAGAAAAGTCAACCGTACATCCTGGTACATTAAAAGCTTTTGCTAAAGAAAGATATTCTTTAGGTGAAACATTACCTGAAGAATACTTTAGTGTATACGAAGCCAGTATAGCAAAAGTAAAACTCGGAAAGGAGAAATAAAAATGGCTGAAGTAAAACAAGTAGTAAAGAAAGCAGCAAGTAATGGAGCTTTAATTGGTAACATTAATGCTGATTCAATTCTGAAAAATGCTGGTAAAGGATTACAAAATGTCACTAACGATGACATTACTATTCCTAGATTAGCTATCGTTCAGTCCGGTTCACCTCAAAGAAAGAAAAAAGATGAAAAGTATATTGAGGGAGCTGAAGAAGGTATGATTTTTAATACTGTTACTAATACTTTATATGGTAGCACTATTGAAGTTATTCCTTGTGGATATAGAAAAACCTATGTAGAATGGGTACCTAGAGAAGATGGTGGCGGATTAGTAGCAGTTCATGATATGAAACCTGCAAATACTAAGACTGATCCTAAAACTAGAAAATCTTTATTAGGTAAAAATCAAATAGTTGATACTGCAGAACACTTTGTACTTCTTAAAAAAGAAGATGAGACATATGAACCTGCTGTATTAAATATGACTTCTAGTAATCTTTCAGTTTCAAGAAAGTGGAATACACTTCTTAAAATGAAAAAGATTAATGTAAAAGGTCAAACTATTGATCCACCTAGTTTTCTATATAAATTTAATCTTTCTACCGTTCAAGCTGAGAATGACTTAGGTAGTTGGTTTAAATATAAAATAGAAGAAGTAGGTCAAATTGATAGTAAAGATGTATTTAGTCAAGCTGAAGGTCTAGCTGAATCAGTGGACAAAGGCAAAGTTAAAGCATCTGAACCTGTAGAAGTTGATCAACCTGTAACTGATGAATCTGACGATAACGAAGAAGCACCTTTTTAAGTTATGTTATCTGACGATTTCTTTAATGTATTTCCAGGTCTAACTCGTGCTTATGGTAAATTTACCATTACTCAAACTAAAGGAGTAAAGCTTGACGGATTTGGAAATACTATTAGAGAACCTTATACAAAAGATTTATGGAAATTACACCTAGAAGGTAAGATAGGTCTAGGTGTAGTTCCAATAAATGAAGATAGTAAGTGTAAGTGGGCCTGTCTTGATGTAGATGATTATGCAGGTGTAGATTTAGAAAAGATTTCAAAATTATTTGTTAAAAAAAATTTAATTATATGTCGTTCTAAAAGTGGTGGAGGACACATATTTATATTTACTAAAAACTTTATTCCAGCATCACTTATGATTAAAAAATTAAAAGAGATTGCTAAAGCATTTGGTTTTAATAAATATGATTTAAGACCGTTACAAGATAAAATATTAACATTAGAAGATGTAGGTAATTGGCTTAATATGCCTTACTTCGGAGGATCTGAAACTGAACGTTATGCTTTATATAATGGTAAAGTATTATCACCAGAAAATTTTATTAAATGGGTTCATAAGTTTTCAGTAAATAATTTAGATGAAATTGATTTAAGTTTTATAAAGAAAATAGATAGTTCTGAAGATAAACTTCCAGGTGGTCCTCCTTGTTTACAACATCTAATAGCTTTAGGTGGTATAAGCGAAGGTGGTAGAAATAATGGATTATTTAATCTAGGAGTTTATTTAAGAAAAAAAAATCCAGAGAATTGGGAAGAAGAATTAGAAGATTATAATGAAAAATATTTAATACCACCACTTAAACCTAGAGAATTTACAAATACATTAGAAAGTTTAAAAACTAAAAATTATAATTATAGATGTAA